GAACCTGACCTAAAGGGAAGAGACTGACCTCTTGTTTGATGGGGGCCAGGGGCGGAGCCCCCACCTAATGAGCCCTCCAGGGCGAGGGGGTCGTAGACCCCGCCCATGGGGCACCAGCTGAACTCTCGGAAAAAAACCGTCAGGGGAATTCCGGAAAAAAAGTTCCGAAAATTGCCTTTTTAGGAACAGTCCAGAATGTTCTAAAAATAGGAACAGAAGTTGTCGCCCACTATTACCGACAACTTCTGTTCCGTGTTCCAAGTCATTCACCAGAACATGGCAACAGGTAAAACTCGAAGGTATTGTTTTACGTACCATAACCCTCCTGAGCTTCCAGTCGCTTTTGGAGACAAGCTTCAGTCTAATGGCGCAACGTACTACGTTTTCCAACTGGAAATCGCCCCTACTACAGGGAGTCCCCACTACCAGGGCTACATGGAGTACAAGAATCCGCGGTCCAAGGAAGCACTCCAGAGGAAGTACGCAGGAATTCATCTCGAAAATGCCAATGGCACCGCGGCTCAGAACAAGGTATACTGCACTAAAGAAGAGACACGATCTGAAGGTCCATGGGAATTCGGAGAGCCAACGAGTCAAGGAGAGCGCACAGATATTCTCAACGCTGTGGCAACAATGGGAGCATCTGGGCCAGTCGTTGCAGCAATTGCACACCCAGATGTCTTCGTCAAATACTATCGAGGACTCCTTGCGCAGCACCAGTACGCCACCGTACATCTCCCTCGAGACCCCCCCAACGTCACGTTACTCATCGGACCCTCCGATTGTGGAAAAACCCGATATGCTTTCGACAAGCATGGAGTGGAAGTCCCCAAAATCAATATGGATGGGAATTGGTTCGACGGATACCAAGGAGAGCCGCAGATCATCTTGGACGACTTTGTTGGAGCCGCTTCAAAGATCGCCCTCTCGTCCCTTCTCAATTATCTCGACAGATACAACATCAAAGTTCCAGTCAAAGGCTCCTTTTGGAACTTCAGAGCTACCGATATTTATGTCACGACCAACGTACATCCGCGACACTGGTACGATTGGAGCAAGCGTAAGGCCCAATATCCAGCCTTACTCCGTAGATTCACCCGTATTCTCGCCTGGGCCCGTGTCGGAGACGAACCCGTCGATATTCAGCCCGGTACGCCGGCTTGGGATAAGTTCCGCACCGGCCCTCTTTCCCCCTTTCCCAATGTAGAAGATAATATGGAAGACGATGAGTATTTCACATATATTGAATAAATAGTTATTGCAAATCGCTGTAGCGAACGCGGAGATTGTAGGTGCAACTCCAGGCACTCTGGTTAGCAACACCAACTACGTCGATGTTAGAGACGGCAACGACAACGATAGCACCGCTGATAATGTCACCGATGGTAGCAGTCGCTCCACGGTATTGGGTTATGGCCTTCGTCTTGATGTATTCCGTCAAGTTGAGCGAGTATTTCGTGTCAGAGCTCAAATCGACAACCATCCCTTGGGCTTTAGCAGGAGTAGCTCCTCCGACACCGATAGGGGGGAGCATGTGAGTGCGATCACGGAGAATGACAAAACGGTCACGGTTGTTAAGATTCATTCCGTCAAGAGCAGCGTTAGTATTAGCACCAGCGCTGTCAGTAGCTTGAATGATCTCATTGAAAGCGGGGATGATCCCGTTAGGCTGACGATCATAAACGATCATATAGCGAACAGTGGAAGCATCCAAAGCGGCAGTCCCGGCAAGGTTGGGACGGATCTCGCCCTTCATGGAGATACTAATGCACTTCGTGCGTCGACCGATGCGCTGGTAGGGAGCAGGACCCTCCGCGACGGCGTTAACCAAGAACACGTCAGGTGTGGTGAGGTTGAAGTACTGCGTTTTAGAAACGATGTCAACAGATTTGAGCACATGCCCCTCACGCATGGTATAGCGTCCACTCAGCTGAGGACGACGGTAGCTTTTAGCCATAAAAACTTGGGGACGGGACGGACCAAATTTAACAGTGCGTCCAACACGGTGGGTCTGGTTGCCACCAAGAGCACGTGACCGTGCATACGGTGTGGGACGGTTACCGTTAGCCCACGCGGTGAAGGGACCTACGTATCCAGGAAACATAGATGTGAACCTGACCTAAAGGGAAGAGACTGACCTCTTGTTTGATGGGGGCCAGGGGCGGAGCCCCCACCTAATGAGCCCTCCAGGGCGAGGGGGTCGTAGACCCCGCCCATGGGGCACCAGCTGAAC